GTGCGTGCTGTCTGCCCATAACCCATAGTTCCCTGTGGCTTACTTCAATAGAGACAATGTTGTCCGGGAACACTGAGACTGCGTTTACCTGGATACCGGGCCACGTCGTACCGTCAAGAATCCCTGACATCTGGAACTTGTTACTGTCCTCGAACATGACGATGAAATATCCGTCCGAGTACTTCACCTTTAGGGGGACGCCGGCAAGCTGGTCTGTTACTTCCTGGTAAGAGTTGTCTGCTAGCTCATAGCACCACGCTTTACCGCCTGCGATAATCAACAGTTCAATATTGCTGGCCGCGATCGATATCGGAGATCTAGCGTCGTCCAGAACACCATCCAAGCGAGCAGTAAAGGTGCCGTCTTCGAGAATCTCGTAGAGCGTGTCATTTGCCGCCTCAAAGGCGCGGCCATTGATCTTTATGCCGCCCCGGGTGGGGTTCTTCGGTAGCGCCGAGAAGACGGAAAGCCCGGGAGTTCCAAAGTAAGATCGCTGCGCCTGGGCGCCGGACGTCTCATTCGTCTCGGCAAAGAGGTTTATCGCTTCCTCGTCCGCGACTGCGTTCGATTTGGCCGTATAAGACGCGCCTACAAACCCAAACTTCATTACTCTTTCACCTTCCAGCCAATACGCAACAGTGCGTCGAGCTCTTTCTGGTCCCTGGCTGTCAGCGTCTTTTCGCTGCCGGGATAGGTAACTTTAACGGGAAATTTCATCAGAGTCCTATCCCGAAGAGATCTGCCTTGTAGTTGTATCCAGCCGGCGAGGCAACTAAGTCGGATTGAAGGTTGAGGTCTGGCGCATTCATCGTCTTAAGGCGCCCCAAGGACTGAATGGCGATGCGCTGCACGATGTCTGATACAGGAGCGGCGAATTCAGATCCTAGCCTGACGGCAAGGTTGTAGCGGAATGCCTCTGGGTAACCCGGAGGGAATGCAATCGTCGTGTTGAGCGCTGCAGCCGCGGCAAGAGCCTGCCAACTGTAAATCCTCACTGCGTTGGCCGATGTGGGTATAGGCCACATATTCAACGTGCGGAACGGAAATCCTCCATCGTCGTAGCAGATCTGAGGAAAGGACGAACTCACGTTCTTCACAGGAATCTTTAGCTGCCAGTCATCCACCGAGTACAGGTCCATTGGGATTTCAACTGGATTGCTTGGGTTATTCAGCAGAATAGCGCTCATTGCGTCGATACGCGCAGGGCGAGGGACATTGAAGTCGCCTCCGGTGCCCATCGTGTACGACTGCTTGTTCAGCGTGAAGGGAAAGTCGTCAATTCGGGTAGTAAAGATGGCGAGTCTATCGGCATTCCAGCCATCAACCATGTCATTGAACACCATCAGCGCTTCATTGGCTTCATCAATAGGCACATCTTCGCCAGGGGCGTAGACGCCGATAAGCCTCATTGCGCTTGTGATGAGATCCAATGATGTGGCCATTATGTCCTCTTGGGTTGGTTGCGCTTTTCACGCACTTCATTTAGTTGCGCTAGTTGAATGGCAATCTCACGTAGCCACCCGTTTGTGCTGAGGTCAACTGGGTGTTTTTGCTTCAATTCTTCTAATGTCATAAGGGATAAATATGAGGGGCCAGCAGGTTCGCCGACCCCTCTTTGTTGTTACTGCGCAATAACACGGCAAGCCAGTTGCGGCCTGATCGTCTTGTAGCCATACAGCACGTCAATGCGGGCCGGAAGCGTCGCATCGGAGATGCTGTACTGCTGTGCGAAGCTCATGGAGATTCCGTCCATCACCTGACGGCTTCCGAAAGCTCCATACTTCGACGGATCCACTAGATCGGCAGTCACAAACGTGAAAGCGTCAGGGTGAAACATGAGGGACTGCTCATACACGGCAGAAGCACCGCCTCCAACCTTGGCAACAGTCAGGCCTGCCCCAACGTTGGTAACGTTCTGGGCTGCCCCAGTGGTGGTAGGCGTGGGAGAGACAAACAGGTTTCCGGCTCCGCCAGCGTAGTCTGCAGTTACCACAAACTGCTGGAGAACGTTCTTGCTCACCTTAGTTTCGGGGTCAACAGCGTTTACGGTCGAGAAAGTAACGATGTCGCCCTTCTTGAAGGTGGTCGCACCAGCAGCCAGAACCACTGTCGAGCTGCCGTTGGTCAGGGTTGCCGTATAGCCAGTTGCGGCTGCGGCAGTACCCGACTGGAACGGGTTGAGCAGGGTGTTCTCGTAGGTTTCAAAGCCGCTGACCTGGCCAATCTTGCCCTTGAGATACGCCTTGGATACGGACTCCTGAGGGTTGAAGTTGCCCTTGATGTCCTTCAGGAAGTTGGCCGTGTGGGTGGAGGTCAACGTTGCTACGCGATCTGTATCCGGCGCCAGGTTCCGGTTAAGAATCTTCCGTGCATTGGGGTATTCGTTGTAGCCGAAGGCATTGCCGTTGTCATCTACCGCGTTGTAAACGTCCAGCAACATCGAGAGCGCATCGGCTTCGATGTTCGATGCCAGTGTCGCCATTGCGGGCTTCAGGTAACGCTTTCCGAACTCATCGATGGTGAGGGTGAGGTCAGCCTGCGAGAAAGTAAAATCAACGCCCTTTACCGTGGAAACAGTCAAAACCTGAGTGTTCTCAGTGATGTCCTGGTTGCTGCGGTTCCAGCCGCTGCGAACCGTGAACTGGTTCGGCATGCGGATAGACAGGGAGGGACCAATCTTGCCGGAAGGCGAAGCGCCAGAATTGGCAAACTGGCTATCATACTGCTTGTTGATGTTGCCGATGAAATTGAGGTTTGCGTGAAGAATACGAAGAGCTTCACGGGTGATGATAGTAGGGGAAAGGAAGCTATTTGCCATTTACGGGGCTCCGAGCGCCCTCAGCTCTTCCGCCTTGAGATTTGTTCGTTTCGTTTACGAAACCACTCATCTGCAGACAAGCTTTCGTCGCTCACGTCAAAAGCCCTCGAACTCGCACCGCCTACAGGCGATGGAGGCTTCGGGGCTGCGGTTTTCTTGACTTCAGGAGCTTTCTCGGGTTCGCTGGTCTTGCCGAGCTCGTCTTTAATGCCGCGCTCGTATTCAAAAACCTTCGCAATTGCCGCACGCGGGTTACTATTTGCGAGTGAAAGGAACTTGCTAAGCTCGTCCGGATCGCTGCCGACTACATAGCAGAGATCGGTAAACAGGTCAGAACCCGCAAACACCTCTTTGACTACCTGAGGGATCTGCGCTTCATTGATCTGCTTGGCGGCTGGAATGATTACATCGTCCGCATCTTCATAGCGGGCGCGTGATTCATCCAGCTTTACCCGGAGAGCTTCCAGAGCTTTCTGCTGGGCCTGCTTCGCTTCCCATTGCGCCTGGCGTTGTTCCGCCTTCCAGTCGGCAAGATCTTCAACGAAGTCCTCGTACGTGCTGTACTTTGGATTTCCCTTGTCGTCCTTGTCCTCTGCTGTGGGCTTCTGGCGCGTTGCAGGTTGACTAGCCTGTGCGGGTGACGGTTCCGCTTGCGTCGGTGTTGAGGCTGCCAGCTTACGCTCTAGTTCCTTCTTCTCCGCAAGTAGCTGCTTGATGCGCTTCTCTGCGGCTGAACCCTTCTTGGGTTGCTCCTGGGCTTCTTCTTCCGTTTCCGACTCGGAGGCGCTTTCGGTCTCTTCGACCTCGGATTCCTCAGTCTCTTCCTGAGCGTCTGCGGGGTCCGATTCCGCGGGTTCGGCTGGTTTGAATCTCTCTGGCAGTTCGCCTGATTCCCTGTACTGGCTGTATTCCGCCATGGTTGGCTGCTGCCCTTGAAACACGTCTGCTACCTCTGCGGGCGACGATGCCGCTAGCGTCTCTTCACTCATTGTGTTTTCCTTGTGTCCTTGCGCCGGACTAGCGAGGTATTGCTAAACTTGTGGCGGAGAGCCAAAGCACGGCGAGATGCCGTATATAAGCCCTGCGTTCTTTCCTGCGCTGCCTAGATGAGCCGCCGCGATAGTGGATGCACCACACCGCGGGATAATTCGGCAATACTGCCACCGCATCTATTTGGGTCATCTGTAATCCGGAGGAGCATAGAAGGCACCACACGCATTCACGCTGGGTTGGGGTGCCTGATGCGGCTTATAGCGCAATACGCGGGCTATATGCTTGCCTTCTGCGTCACATAGCCAAATACCGCGCTGGTTATGCTCCACATATCCCACACGGCGCGAAACCTGCTCTGCGAAGATGGCTTGCCGATGAGTGCGTTTCTCTCCATAGGCAAATCCGATAACATTAGCCAAGCAGGCCTATCCTTTGCAGAAAGTGACGCACGGTGTTGCGGATACAGGGAGCAATCGGATGGTATTCCGTGACCACTCTTGAAAAATGGCACCGATCGCAGATGATAATTTCTGGCTCGTAGTTCATTGCTCTTCTCCTCCTGCTTACTGCTGTTGTGCGGCCTCTTGCGCCTGCTGTGCTCCCTGTGCGCTCAACTGACTCTGAGCCTCGGCCTGTTGTGCTGCCGCGTCCTGAGCGTGCGCAGCGTTCTGTGCGGCCATCGCTCGCTCGTGAGTCTGCGCCAACAACTGCGAAGCGATGTCTCTTACAAAAGCCTCGCGCTCCTCAGCGCTCTGCGCCTTGGTCGTAATCTCGGCCTTGGTTATGTCAGCCTCAACTTCCAGCTTGCGGATGGCATAGTCAGACTGCGACTTCACGATCTGGGCCTTCTTCTCAAACTCAAGCTGCTGAATCTGCTTCTCGTACTCCTGCGCGGCGGCGTTGAGCGCCTGATTGTGCTGCTGCAACTGCTGGAGTACAGCCTGAACCTGCGGAGGAACCTGCTGCTCCTGATCACCATCCTGAAGGTTAGGGGGCAACATCTTCTTGAACCGCTCTGAGAGCTGGTCAGCGCCCGCAAGATCGGAATTTCTGAAGAAGATATCTCCCACCATCGGCAGGAGATTTGGGCTGGTCGATAGAACCTGCTGCATTGTGTCGAACGATTCCATGCGCTTCGAGTCAAACGCCTGGCCCATCGTGACCACATAGCTCATCTTGGCGTCTTTTACCTTGTAGTGAAGCGGCTTTCCGTTCTCATCGGCGTATTGCTTGTTGATTGTGACGATCTTCTGCTTCTCGTCTTCGCCCAGAATCTCAATCTGCCGCTCTGTGTCGTAGATCTTGGGCACAATCTCTGCAATGATGTCGCCACCCTGCTTGAATGACCGTGCAAGGTTGTCGATGTAGTGCATTGTGGTCAGATTTGCCTG